CACAACCTTAAGTCCGGCACAACCTTAAGTCCGGCACAACCTTAAGTCCGGCACAACCTTAAGCCCGGCACAACGTTAAGTCCGGCACAACGTTAAGCCCGGCACAACGTTAGAATACGAAACAATCAAATAAAATGCCATCTATTTTATTTGAAAAATATTAACATTTAAAAGGTGCTTGGTTTAAGCAGATATCGGGTCTAGACCCGTTGTTTTTATAGTCAAGGTTTTCAATAGGGAAAGAAGTAGAGTTAAAGTCTGGATTGATTAACATATCTTTCCGGATAAAAGTGAGCTCGATCACATCTGGAACCACTATATTATTTATGTACTGTATTCCAGCCCAATTGTTTCCATGTGCATGAACTATAAAATGTGTGTTTGCCAATTTTTTTAAACAATTCACCTTCGTTTGATAAGATGAATTCCACGAGTTGTCATTGATTCCATGAAACTCCATGACAATTTGCTTATAGTGCAGAAGATCTGTTTCGTTCAATGATTCAAGCCAAGGATATTCTCCTCCTTCTATATCCATCTTCAAAAAAATATTTCTGAAATTTTCGTTGTATTCTTTTAAATTGGTTGTCATTTCAGTTTGCTCTTGGCCAATATTTTTTTTCAAAAATGTGATCTCGTTTGTAAACCGATAAGGGTAGTCATCTATGGTTCCATCAAACGCGTAACATTTTGATTTATCCAAATCGAATTTTTTAATAAAATCTCGAGAAAAGGATTCCTGGTCACCGACTCCTGCTGATATATAACAGTCGTAACCGCCAATATTTTCCCCAATAACATACCCTCCGTCACAATTATCACCTAATCTTATTTTCGCATCATGTTTGTAAACCGTCAAATAGAATAAATGCTCCATTTATATGTGGAGGTTGTAATTATCTATTTATATACATTATCATTTGAAATGCTATTGCAGTGAAATAAACCAATTATCTATAAAAGTATTCGTTTGCGTTAAATATGAACCGTACTGATGCCTCACATATTTTTCGAAATAAGACTTACTGGTGAGCATAGGTTTTTTCCCTTCTTCCACATTTGCGTGATGGAATTTACAGTAGTACAAGTACGCATCATACAAACTTACGTTAGGGAAATTTCGTGAAGGATCGGTGGTTTCTTTTAAAGTACCCAATGCGATTTCAATATCCATATCTTTATCCCAAAGAATATTTCTCACTTGAAGCACGTATTTATTATCCACGATTTCCAGCTCTGGCTTAAAGTACGAAAGAATATCTAATATTTTCGATTCTTTTATTATATATTTTTGGTACTTTTTATTCCATCTTCGAAACAACATGGCGATCTCATCGACTTCTAATTCCACATACGAGTTACTATCTTCTACCGTGGTTTCGTTCCAGAATTTCAAGAATTTCTGTATCAATGGGATATGCGAACTACCGAGGGGAGTAAACAGATCCTTCTCTGCGTCGTATTGTTCTGGGAAATACGTTTCGGTCAGAATCTTTTTATACACAGTATGGTATAAATTTGGCGGCAATCGGTGATGCCGAAGAAAATCTTTCCATAAATACTGTACTTCACCCCAACTCAGTGTTTTGACCGCTCCCCAAGTCTGTATATGGTTTTGCAAAAAAGATTCTTCTGGCGGGGAAGAAGAAGTAAGAGCGAAAAAAGGTTCGGTTTCTCCTCCTCCTCCTCTTACGTCACCTCTCTCATATACATGGATGTACTCGGTAATAAATTGCTGCAATTTTTCCATAGGAGTGATATTGCGTAAGTCGAATATATATTGCACCAGATCTGCGTCGTTGCTTTTCTCTAAAATATACTCGTCCGATGAAGAGTATTTTCGTGAATAATGTAACGCCACGCAAAGAATATCTAATCCGTTCATGGATAACATATTGGCATAGATATCCGACATTTTCCGTTCCGATTCGATAATAGCAGAAGGGACCAATCTACATTCTGAAAGCTGGTCGAGATGTTTTTCGTGGTGTTTGTATTTGAACGTTTGAGTACAATGGACATGTAGTTTCTCCAAACAAAACTGGTTGATACATTTTAAAAACTCCTTGAGAGAAGAAGAGGCAAAGTGAAGAAGGGAAAGGTTCTTTTTCAAAATATTGTCTCCTAAAATCGTCAGCAAATATTTCGCCTCGACTTTGGAAGAGCAAACAAAGGGAGTGAATTCTTGCAGGACCATCTGAATCGTATTGGATTCAGGAATCGTTTTGGAAAGGAGATTCTCCTTGATTTTTTTCAAAATACTCACTTTTGTTTTGTGTTTCCAGTTCATCAGTATCGGGTTTCGAACTCTACTTATCGTAGATACAATGTGATGTAAAATGTGCTCTTCCAAAATTTCGGAGTAATGTAATCCGTCGTATAGATAATACGTTTCAGTCGCTGGATTGTAATAATAGTTGTTTGCACTGAGATATCCACTCATGAATATTTGCTGCTCCACCGTATGTTCCTCGTTTCGTTGCAGGTTTTTCTCTCGAATACTTTTCATATTTTCTAAAAGAGTAGGTAGTTGCTGTGTAATATAGTGATGAATTTTGGAAGTCATGTACAAATCATCATTGTATAGGTGATATAAATTTTCAATGGTTTGAAAGGAAGTCTCTAATAACAAGTTTTTTTTATTAGGGATCGTCGCGGTTAATTCGCTCATTCTTAATACACATTTTACTCTATTTATATCGGTTTACCGTCAAGTTTAGTGTGGCTTTGTTCGTTTAGAGAAAAATACGGAATCAAATAAAATATACATGAATTGTATAAATTCATTTAATGAAATTTTTCAGGGGGGAGAAATTTTTCAAAGGGGAGAAATTTTTCAAAGGGGGAGCAGTCATACGGCACACGTTTCCGAATGGTGATGTGTATGAAGGCGAATGGAACGAAGATGGGATAAATGGAACTGGAACAATGACATATGCGAATGGNGATGTGTATGNNGGCGAATGGNTAGAGTATGAGAGAGAAGGCTTCGGTGTAATGACAAATGCAAATGGTGACTTATTTTATGATGGCCAGTGGAGAAACGATTTTCCTGTAGACGACGGATCAGAAATGGTCCCATATGACGATGACGACGATTATTATGTCCCACCATCACCATCACCACCACGTACATCCACCAGAAGAGAAGTGGAATTTTATGATGGAACGTATATAGGAGAACTGGTCAATGGTAAAAGAGAAGGAATAGATTGCACAATGATTTATTGGAATGGAGATCAATATGTTGGCGATTGGAAGAATGATAAAAAGGAAGGGGTCTATGGCAAAATGACATATGCGAATGGGGACGTGTATGAAGGTGGTTGGCTGAACAATTTGAGATCTGGCCCACTTGGTCAAATGAGATGGGCAAATGGTGATTTCTATCAGGGCGTATGGCAAAATGATGTGGTCGCACAACCGGAATTGGTGATTCGTATGTATCGACCGTCACTGTCACCGACGCCTCCAAACCCGACACCGGCACCGGGAAAAAATGCCTCATTTACACGTTTTCCATTTTCAAAAAAGTCTGTACCCAATTTACCATCAAAAGTGATTGACATAGAAAACGACGAGTGGGCATTAAGTTTGAGCCGTATTGATGGGAACCATAAAGATGAGCCCATTGTGTTTTTAGCAGGAAACGAATTGTTTGTGTATACGAGGAGAAGACTGCTTAACGAATTATCAGACAATACAAGTGTCGTGTATGAATCTAACCCAGAGGGGAGAGGTGTAAAATTAGACGTGCAATATTTCAACTTACGTAAACTGTTTCACACCCTCACTGGGGATATAGTACCGGTCAAATATTTGAAAAATATATTATTTTCAGGAAAGCACAATAAAAAAACGGCAGTGCGTCAACGATACAATTCAGTCACAGACCAAATCAACAGTATAGCGAATAGCAACATAGATTTTTCCACTAAAAAACAGCATATTCAAACGTTACTAAAGGATAATAAATTGCCACCAACCATATACCAATTCCTTCCGGTAATGATAGACAAAGAGATCGACGGAGTGAAAATCAAAGATACCAAAGGAAAGATAGTCAAAGAGAATAAAACCGTAGATCGTCTTTGGTCAAAAGCGTGTGCTGATGGTGTACCTGGTTCATATGTAAGTGGTTTGCATGGTCAGGATATGGGGGGAATGCGATGGAACATACATACAATAGTAGAAGTTGCAAATAAAAATGGTAGAAAATCCTCCAAAAAAATAAGGTTATCAAAGTCATCAAAAAAAATGACCAGATCTGCTAAATCCGCAAGATCCGCAAAATCCAGAACAAGATCAGCCAGATCCGCCCCTAATTAATATCATTTTGACTCGAGCCATTTTCTCGTTACGGTTGATTGGACACTTTCCAAAGCTCCTTCCGTCCAACCTTGCTGAAAACTAACGACCTCTCCGACAACCAATACGTCTTTCACTGGATGTTGTGCGCGATTGATAAATTCGGTGCGGGTTTTATAGAATCGTTTATTCAGCGGTTTATAGTAATGGGTGCCGATATCCCAAAAATAAGATTTCATGGAAATAAGTTTAAGACCACCACCACCTATCGGAATACCCAGAGATTGTTCGACTATTTGGCAAAAGAAATGTCTATTTTGTTCCGTATTTTCCAAGTATGGTTTCAAATACATTGCGTGTTTATTGTCACTATAGGCAATCATATAAATCCCTTTCTCAGAATCAATCGGGATAATCTTTTGTAAATGCCCAGGCACAATGGTCGTCCCTTTCACAAATTCACTCATCGCGTGCGTGGATTTTTTATCGAATTTTCCATATACTCGTAGAAATGGTTGTCCTTCAATTTCCTTATAGATAGGGAATTCCGGCAATAACGTACGTATTCCAGAAATGGTAGTTGCGAGAATGACTTTTTTCGCGGAATAAGATCGTTCTGGAGAGGATGTGTATATTTGTATTGATTGTGATTTCTGCGAGTTTGATAATGCGACTACGTTGTGAGAAAATTTAATATGGTCTGATCCGATCGTTTCTGCCATTTTAGAAATCATTTCTTTCCAGGCCACGTGAAACCCGGTGTATCTCCTGAAGTTATCTTCCATCCCATATAGATATAATACGTCGTGTGCATCTTCGTTTTCATAATCCGTATAGCCTGAGGCGAGTAAAAAGTGGTTGTATTCTTTCGCCCCCAGTATTTTCGTCGCAAAGGATTTGAATGTTACACCGGAGGAATCGGCACCTTTGAGTTTTTTCATCCATTCGACGATCATTTTGGTGGGGTTAATATCTCGAATAGCAGGATTTATGGTTTCCGAATAATGTGGTTCGACCGCAAACTCTCTTGTTTCTATAGACAGTTCTCTCAATAAACGATAAAGAAGCTTATCTTTTTTCCGCCGTCCAATTCCTGCCCCGGTCACAACTTGTGTTCCGCAAAAGAGGTCGTTCCCGGCTCTGCCACCTAAACCGTCATGCTTACTGTTTTTTTCTAATATAAGAAATGACGTGTTCGGGGGGGATAACCGTTTTATAGTATATGCGGCATAAAGGCCGGCTGCGCCGGCCCCGATAATAATCACGTCGTATATCATATTCTATATAATAAGAGTAGCTTTTATTTATTATATATCATGCAAAGAAGAGTTACATAAATCAATATGCCACGAACCGCCCAGCGGTCTGCGTTCCGCTTATTCCGAGCAAGTCTATATTATGAAGGTCTGATACGTTCTTGAAAATATGATGTTCTATATCACTGCCAACTTGCGGAATAATATCAATCACATATTGAAGTCTCGTTAGAAAAAAATCAGTCATGTCAGATGGAAATGAAAACAATGTTGTCACTGCACAAATGTCTGGGTTTATCGTGAATTTGTTCATACAATCATAGTGTGTATTATTGGGGTCATTTTTAGTGTCTACAATACGACAGTTGATTTTAAGCGGGTTGAAGTTTCTTAAGTCAAAGTTATCGTCCAAAAAATATCTTCCGCTAATTTTAAAAACCATGATATTTGATTTATTCGTCAATTCCTGATAATAATCGGAATTCAGAAAAGTTTTTAGAATTTTTGCCTCGCTAATACTTTTAGAATATGCACTGTCGATCAAATCATGGTCAATGTAAAACATGATTACGCCGTCAAACTTAACCAATGTCTTCGGTCGATGAGACGCCTCTAATACTACAATTACAGCATTTGGTACTTTATTTTTTATCGTATTTATAGTGTGTATAGTTTGATGGCGCCGTTCCTCTGTCGAAAATACGGATGTATACCCGTCTTTTGGTTTTACCACAGATGTGACCAGAAATAACACCTCCATAACTTATATAAATAGGAAAGTTTTCGTTATATTNTTTCATATATAAATACAAAATACATAGTCTGATTGAAAAACTATCTATTTTCTAGAGAAAAGGTGTAAAATGTTCAAAAGACAAAAAGAGTGTGGTCAAAAATCAATTCTTGAGTCATCATTCCCAGTGCGGCGATCATTGCCAGTCTGCCATTATTGAGTTCCGCGTTCGCCATAAACGGATTATCTTTTTTAATAAACGACACAAGATCAAGGTCACCGGGTTGATAGGTTGCATCCATGACATTGAAGTTGGCTGGATCCTCAAACGGATTTTTCCATCCGAGTTTGAGTGAGCGGGTTTCCGCGACAGCAACAGCAGCTACAAAAGTAATAAGGGTACCGGCATCGTCCAATGCATGGATAGCCGGTTGATGGGTAACCAACTCTGTTCCTGGGATAGCGACGGATGCCACCATTCCCCAACGGCAATGTTTCAATTCCGCTTCACGAAGTCTTACCGATTCCGACATGGTTTTGTCATTACCAAAACCGAGTGGATCAAAATATCCCAGAGGTGCAGTCGCCCCTATACTTCGATCAAATCCAGACGCCGTGGAAGCGAGCAAAACCATGCATACACTAAAGAAGTTATACATTTGTTATATATACATGAATGATATCTTTAAATACCTTACTTTTAGATATTTTACTTTTTATTAGTCCGTTTTGTTCTGTTTTTCCTTGTTGATTTTCTGCTCCCAGTTGATTCTCTGCTCCCAGTTGATTCTCTGCTCCCAGTTGAAGAACTAACCCCGTCAATTATCGTTTTATAAACACCGTAGTCCAATCCATATGCCGCTTTGGGATTTTCTGCGAACACTTCTTTGACTTTTTTTCGGGCGAGGTACTGCAACCCTCCTTTAAATTGATTGTTGTTCAATTCTATTTCTAAAAACATAAGGTCGTTTTCTATGTCTTGGGTTTGTTTGGTTAATTCTTTTATTACATTTGTTTGCTCCGCCGAAATGATTTTTCCATTAGAAAATATTTGAGTCGAAATAGCATCACGAATGCCAACCAAACGTATCCTGTAATCGTGTATTGCCTTTCGCAACTGGTTGTATCTAACGACCGAAAAAGGCGCATCTGCCTTTTTGATAAGGGGATGAAAAAGCTTCGTTTCTTCAGAAGTCTCCTCTAACCTTAGTTCAATTGATTCTAAATGATCATCCAACGACATGCTATAATATATAGGAAGTTAAAATTTGATTACAATCATGCAATAATCTATCTTGCTACCCCTCATAATTTATAATTCATTTTCACGTTCTTCGCTTTTCTACCCAATTTCATCCTTTTTTTAACCGACTTCACTACTACTTTTAATGGAGTCTCCTTATTCTTTGTTTCGCTCCTCAAGTGAAAGTTCTTTGTCTCACTACTACGTGTTTCTTCTTTCTTCGTAATGATGCCATCATCCCACCAAGTCCCTTGAATACCTTCGAAGATTCCTTGAATTTTCGGCAACGCACACTTGAAAAACTCGCGAGAAGGATTGACTCTCATTCTCTTCAACTTGAGATGTATTTCGCTTTCTGTACGACGACAATTTTTCACCATTTTCGCCAAGTTAATTTGGAACTTGGTTGGCACTCCTGTCTTATACAGCGANTCTATACGGCTTTGTAGGTTCTTGGTGGTGAATCCTATCTTGAAGAGATTCTCCTTGAAAGAGGGGTTGGAAATACAGTAAACATATCCCTTGGTCATTTTATTAATTGTGACCCTTCCGCATACAAAGCGATGCTTCAATTTTGCATAAGAACGTATATAAAAGCATGTTTTGCTAAGAAAACAATGAACACATTTTATATTTTGATATATTATGAAATTTTTAAAGAATTCGAATTCGTTCGTTATTTAATCAACCACCCTACTGCGCAATCTCTCAAAAAATCGTTTTGTTCATTCATTATAAAGCAAACGTTGAAAAATTTCCACGTGGAGAATATTATTTTATATACACATCTCAGTAAATATATAAAAGAACAAACGAACAAAAAATCAATCATTTGCAAACGAAAGTACGAGATATTAGGCAGTATTTACAACAAAAATACGTTCTTCGACGATACCTGTAGAGAAAAGGTCATTGATCTATATTGCAAAATACAGAAACGATATCTGGCGTTATGCAGATTTGCGTACATATGTAAGCTTAGAAAAGCACATATATGCGTCGAAAGTGATTTATACTTGAATCAAATCGAGCCTTCCAAAAGCAATTCGTTCGTTTTATTCCAAAACAATCAAAAATATTATTTCATTGTCAGCGATCTTATCAAAACACTTGAATATGCGGTATGCCACGAGTGGGAAGACGAGTTTGATATCGTCAGCAAGAAGCCGTGTAATCCATATAACAAACAACCACTCCTGAAACATGATCTATTTAATATATATTTCCATATGCGATTCAATATGCGTGTAGTGATCCCTTCCTTTTTCCATCTATGGTTTTTAGAAGGGTTTGATCTTTCCTCCCTCCTTATAAAACACGGAGGTCTGTTACGCAAAATATGCATCAAGCACCACGTGTTCAATGTGAGCAACACCTCGAACATGCTATACAAAGACATTCGTATTATGCTATTTCAAAACAATTACACTCGAAAATGGTGCATTCACGAAGATTTTCCGCGAGAAACGTTAGTCGACCTTATGAGACCGTATATATATTTATTTTATTTGATTTATTATGAAGCGTTGGACAACGAGGAGCTGGTATGGTACGAGGCAGTATTGAGTCTGGAATTGATGAAATGTTATAAATTTAACCCCTTATTCGGGAGACGTATCATTAAACCAAGATCGACGGGTGTAAGAATGAATCGTGTTTTTTGGAGGAAGACAAACGGATTCGAATTTTTAGATACGTCAAACTTACATGTCGATTTGCCCGCCACCAGATCAACACATACGTATGTGTTTAATACGAAAATTATGGACTTCAAAAGTGCATTATCTTATTAATTTTGTAGTTTAGGGAGAAAATAAAATAGACCTATTTGATATAAGGGATGCCTACCACCAGACAAAGACACGTTTATCGCAAAGTCGGCAAGAGATCGCTATGTAGCAAAATGAGATATTCGAATCCTAACAAATGCAAGAAGGCAAAGACGTGCAAAGTGGCTCGCGGCACAAAGCGCACTTATTGCCGTAAAAAAAAGGCGAGACGGTATAGCAAACGCAGACCGGATCCGAATACCAATTTCTAAATAAATCACGCAAATAAATCACGATTTTACTTATTTTTTAATGTTCTATAAGTAAAATAAATGATTGCAGAAGATTTTTTTGTGTATTGTCTTATTGCGTCGAACGGGAACTCATATATTGGCGCGACCGTCGATCTTAATAGAAGACTGAGACAACATAATGGAGAAATTGTAGGCGGAGCAGTCGCCACGAAAATACAAGTGAAAAAGGGAGAAGTGTGGCAAAGAGCATGTTATATGAAAGGCATGCCTGATTGGCGTACTGCGTTGCAAGTAGAATGGCGATGGAAACAATTATCCCGTAAATTGCCGAAAAGTAAATTACCTTTGGAACGCCGCATGATGGCCCTTTCGCAGTTGCTTTTATTGGAACGGCCAACGTCAAAGGCGATCGCATATGCGGAATGGAAACAACCGCCTGAAATTGTGTTTGAAATGGGACACGCCGAGTCTTTGTACGCTCAGGTTAATCCGGTTTCTTAATATCCAGGCAATTCAAATCGCCTACTTCCACTTCTTTGATCCATGAAATGATTCCGTTATTTCCAAGCATACATTTACTTTTCGGATACACGGGCGTGATGACAAAATTGGAAATAAAGTATTGTCGAGCGACTGCAGTTTCTCGGTCGTCATATATACCATTGATAACGACTTTTGCGCCTTGGACACAATGGTAGGAATCGTACGAAATGACCATGTACAACATGTGTATATACCTTATACAGATGTTATTTTTGATTATTTACGATATAGAATCAATTTTCATCAACTTGTCCTTCTGCCCTCACTTCCATGAGCGTGATGTCCGGTTTTGGAATGGCGTTTCTCCGGAACTGAACTAATTTAGCATAATTGGTGGATTGCAACATTCTTCCCATATGGGTTTTGATATCGAATTTGGAACGCAACGCATCTTTACGATACGTCTCCATCACACCTTCATCCAAATCCGCTGTTTTTTTATTGACCGCGTAGTGTTTTCCGATTTTTTTCGTCAAAGAGTTTTTCGCTTCCGATAAATCTTTACTTATTTTCGATTTCGAATCATCGGAGAATTCCGCATATACTGCAGGATGACTTTGTTTGAAAGGCACGGCCAACAGATAGTGCGCAACCGAATTCCAACGCGTACCGTCATCTTTCATGGTAAAAGGATCTTCTGCCCAAGAATCGTCTAGTTTCCTACGCCATAAGTTGGAATTCTTGAGTACTGCGAATTCGTTTATTCTTTTTATCGGTATATGATCTCCGTCAATCTTACCTGGGAGTGCATTTTTCGCACTATTCGCATGGAAAGAAATAGTCAAGGTAGAATCAAATAAAGCTGGGCTTTCCACTTGTTTTGCTTGCGCTTGTTCCGACTGCTTCGCTTGTTCCGACTGCTTCGCTTGTTCCGACTGCTTCGCTTGTTCCGACTGCTTCGCGTGTTCCGACTGCTTCGC